TTTATCATTTAATAATATTTCTTTTACTTTTTTGGCTAGAGAGTTAGCCTCGGCTATTGATGCATTGGCTAAACTTACATTTACATTTACAGTTTTTGTTCCTACATTTGCAGTTGAAACGCCTGACGTATGTTGTAAGTATTTTCCACTAGTGTAGGTAGTCCATGGATTAAAGTTTGTTCCACCCTTAGAAATGTCATAAGCAATTCTTGCATTTATATTTGGATCTTTTAGACTTTCTGGACCCGTGTATCCAATAGATGCGTACTTCTTTAAGTATGCTGCATTTCTTTTATTTCCCATATTAGGATTTCTTGGATCACTATTTTCCATGTTAATTTGGAATAAACCATAGGAATCATCCATACCAGTTGGGTTGTAGGCATTTGCTCTACCACCAGATTCGGCTTTAACAATTCCATAAGCAGTTGTTAATGATTGGCCAGAGAATCCAGCATTTTGTAGAGTCTGCATTAATCCCTGATCCATGCCAGCAGCCATCTGTGTTCCCGTTTGAGATGTCTGTGCAGCATTAGCGGGAGTTCCAAACATGTTCTTTCCAAAAAACTTTAATCCCTCATAAGCAAGCAATGCCGTGCCAACATATGGCACAAATCTTAATGCGGATTTTATTCCAACCTTTGCAGCAGTAGCACCAGCAACAGCCGTAGTAGCAGTAGCGGCTACTCCACCGCCCGATATAGCGGCTTTAACTGCGGGAGATATAACTGATGTGGCTGCTTGTCCAGCCCTTGATGCTACGCCACCCAATGCCATCTTCAAACCTTTGTAAGTTAGTAATGTTCCTGCAGCACCAGCAATTCCACCAACAACACCAGATACACCTGCACCAACATTTGTTCCAGAAAATCCTTGAACTGCACCCTTTAATTGGAAGAAGGCATCTGGCAATCCTTCTAGAGATTTATTTAATGCAGCAACGGCACCCGCTGCTTTTTCAAAGCCAGCAATCATTGGCTCTGTTCCACGCTCCATTAATGATGTCATTGATGTAGCAATTTGCATTTGTGCATTTTGTGGGTTAGCAGGATTAAAAGGTGCGTTTTCTAAGTCACTGCTAATAGTTCTACCAGCCGCCATGTCCGTTAACATGGTGCCAAAAATTTCTTGCTGTGTTTGTGAAAATCCAAGAGCCTTTAATGATTGCCCAGCAAAACCTTCACGCAAAGATAGTGCCATTTGTTCTGCGGTAACTTGTCTGCCTTGAGTCATCCTGGTAAATAATTGTCTAGCAATATCACCAGTAGATCTAGCCGTGCCAGTCTTTGGATCAAATGTACTAATACCGTACTGATAAAGATTTCCACCCATTGCACCAGTGTGTAACCCACCGATAGCCTGAGCCGCTGTTGCGTTTGGCATTCCTAGATAACGAGCAGCGCCACCAACTTCTCGCATTGCTCTAGTAAAGTCAGCACTACCTGGCATGTAACCATAACCCTGCACAAGCATCGCTGCTGCTGCGGCATCTTCACCTGGTCCAGTAATTCCGCCACCTAGTGCGCCAAAAGTTGCTTGCGCTAAACCAGCACGACTCATTGCTCCGCCACTGCGAAGTGATGCTTGGTAGAAGCCAGTTGCACGAGATACAGTCATGCCAAGATCTGGTAATGCAGCGTATGCACCAGCAGCGGCACCCATACCAATTTGAACTCCAGCAACAGTTGCAGCGCCCTGCTTGGTGTATAGCCATGGCATCATTCCGCCTTGACCAGTACCACCACCAGCGCCGTTACTAAACTGAGCGCCACTTGTTCCAAGTGTCATGTTGGTTCCCTGACCAACACTTGGTGACAAGATATTAGATACTTGTTTTAGAGAGGTAGAAGCAAATCCGCCAATTCTTTTGACGAGTCCTTCTATGGCACTTAATCTCTTTTCAGTTGTGCCCAGCGCAGAGTTAACATTGGAGAGTTGAGATAAGGGATCTTTAGCCATTTCTCATCCTTTCATATTGAACTCTGGCGACTTCTAACCAATTACTTCTTTCTCTACGAGATAATTCTTTTATCTCAGATAGAGACCAACCTTCATAATAATCACTTAATGCAGACCATTCAGAGAACAGCCTTACATAACTAATTACATTAGAACTGAAATAAGGTACCTAAATTAATAGGAACCGTTACCTCACTTCCTGTATCAGGGTCGGTAACAACTACATCTTCAAATTGTGGACCTGGGGCTCGTTTGTTTATCTCTTCTATAATCTTTCTGCGATCTACAACGCTAAGTGCTTGCACTTGCGCCTTGCTATATACAGGGTTCTCTCCTATGCGTACTAGAGTGTTTTCAAGAACGAGAGTACTTAATTCGGCAGAAGTTTTTTCTGCGTTGTTAATCATCTCTCTTTGAACTACTCCGTTAGGAAGTTTTACTGTGTAATCAACGTTCTTACCTTTAACAATAAACACTCGATCATTTACAGGGTCAGTAAGTATCTTCGTCTTAATATCTGCGTTGATATCAACTTCAACTAACTTCTCTTCGCCATCTGCAAATACAGGGATCTTTACTGTGTTTCCAAAGGTAGCCTTTAAAATTCCAAGTAGGATGGCATCTCTGTCGCCTATTAAAAGTTCATCAAGCAACTTCTCAGTTGCCGCTTCATTACCAATCTTTACAGTTCCTAGTTGTAGGATTGCTAAGACTGCCTTGCCTAAGTTATTAGTTTTAGAAATTACCTCTTCATCTTTACCTGTGAGTTCTCGTACCTCTGCAGTTCTGATGACCTCCCCAGCGGCATTTACATAGCCGCCAGGAAGTTCAACAGTTGTATCTGAAGGAGATACGATCTCAGGCATTCTTTCTTTTGGCGCTTCAGTTAACGCCTTGTTCAACATCTGGTTTGCTAATGCGGGATTAGCCGCTGCACTAATTGTGTTCGTCATTGTTATCCTTTGTTAGATTATGCTGGAAACGCCGCTGCGTCTGTAGTTAGGTTTGCTGCCCAGTTAATGTTAAAGCCCTCATGAACCAGAGTCATCTGTTCCACAAGTAAAGCATTATCGCCAGCGTTTAAGTCTGAGTATGCTACAGCAGTTGGCCAGCAGTTATAAACTTCCATACGCATTGCGACATGGTCAGTTGCTGATGGACTGTTTTGAGGAGTCTCACCTGCTGATGGGATTGGGTGTGATAGAACCTTGATCTCTAGATCGCAACGGAAGTTTTCGTTTTTACCACGAGTTGTTCCTCCGCCTTGAACTGTTGCAAACAAGTTTCTCATCCATTCCCAGTTTTGATTAGTTCCAAGAATTACGCCACGTTGCAATGTAATAGGAGCAAATGTGGTTTGTCCAGGAATCTGGTGAACGGTAGTGTTGTATCCACCTTCACGGTAAGGAATAGAGTCGGTTGTAACCGCCATTCCAGAGATCGATGTAAACCCAAAAGTAACTGCGTTAGCAAGATTGTTAGTCGCAGTACTAGTTGGTGCACCACCAACACTTGTTAATGGTTTAAACGTAACTAAGAACCTAAAGTTACGTAATGGATCGGTAATTAAATTTGACCGATTATTAATGATTGTAGGCATTTATTTATTATCTCCTTCGGGTTAGTTCAGCGTCTTTTGGCTGAGATCGATGACGATGAACTCTGCTGGATATTGAAGAGCAACACCAACTTGAATGTGAACTTCGCCATTTGCAATATCTGCATCGGAGTTGTTCTCTGCATCACACTTTACAAAGTATGCCTGTGCTGGAGTTGCTCCACGAAGGCCACCTTGATTGCGATACTCATTTAAGAATGATCCAAGAGTTGTGTTTATACGTGCCCACAGTCTTTCATCATTATTTTCAAATAGTGCAAACTCTGTTAGGTTCTTTAGATTCTTGCGAATATAAATTAAAGAACGACGCATGTTTACATACTTGTTTGCAGTTCCATCTTGCTTTAATGTACGAGCACCCATCACAGAAAGTCCAGCACCAGGAATTTGGCGGATTGGATTTACTGGAGATGTGCTTGCATTCATTGTGTCTAACTCTGTAGATGTAAAAGATCTTTCTACTGAAACAATTCCTAGTACTGGAGTTGCGATACCAGCAGGTGCTTTAAACACACCACGGCTTGCATCGGTTGATAGGTATAGACCTACAACAGCACCAGCAGGTTC